CCCACCAACCTAGCATCTCGGCGAAATCCTCTGGACTGCAGCCGTCGATAGGAGGAATAAACTCACTACCTTCCCAGTTAGACACACCTACTTTAATCTTGTCCCAAATAGACAGNTCTTTAGCAAGCTTAATAGTAGGAACCTGATAGTTATTTTTACGCTCGTACACCACCATGCGGTGGTTAGGAGTCACCATTTGCTGTGCTTTGTTATCTAGATACACCATAGTACCATCATAAGGCTTAGAGATAATCTCAGTAGCCTTCTGATATTCTAAGGTATCTGATTCTAGATTCACAGTAGCAAAGTATTCATCTCCTGTCACATCAGGCCAGAACTTCCAACCACTATCNGTTAGAACTTCTGTGTCTTTATCGAAGCAGTCCATAAGGTGGTCTTTCTCCTTGATGACTCTGCCCTTCTCGTCTCGGCGATAGAGGACGTACTCTTTAGCGAAGTTGTGTAGGGAAGANAACACTCTAATCTTGCCTACAGACAAACGCTGCCATACTTCCTGAATGCCGCCTTCGACATCGTTATTGGCCTTAGTCAGCTTAAGNCCCAAGTCTCTGTAGGTCTGCATGAGCTGACTTCCATCTCCTTGTGATCTACCACGAGATGCAGGGTCGATGACTCCGGGAATCCAAGCGCCTCGGCTACGGATAGCGGAAGCATGAACTGCCGGAGGCTGCTCTCCTACGTAGTGCTCGTCGTAGACGTAGATGGTATCTGTGTTAGGATCAAGTGCTAGCCATAGACATGCTGTTCTATTCCAGCCTACGTCCATAGCATACAGGCGCTTGAAGTGCTGTGGAATCTCAAATGGATCTACTATGAAGTTCTCCAGAGAGATTGGGTACACAGCACCACTGCCCATAGAGGGCACACCCGTACGTCTAGTTTCTCGTAGGTGGGGCTCAGAGGCGTCAAGAATAATCTTCTTGCTCTCCTCATCCAGCCAAGGGGCATCATCCCATCCTGCCTGAATGATAGCCTTATAGCCCTTTGTCTTGACTAGCTTCTCAGACTCGCCCTCTTCTTCCTCATCAGGATCGGTGGGTAGGCCAAGGATTCTCTTGGCCCCGGCTAGATAGTCTGCGTCTTCGCAGAACTTAACCACCAGAGGAGTAAGGCCAGTTAGAGGAGTGAAGGTAACGTAGATGATACCGTTGGTAGTCATCGTACGTACCAGACACTCGTTGTAGATATTGATGGGTACAATCTCGTCGCACCATACCCAGTGCATCGCTGTACCGTAGAATGCCTCAATGGGCTGTTCGTAGTTCTTGAAGCCGATGGTAGACCATCCACCAGATACATGCTTTACGTGCATCCAGTCCANGCCGCCAGGGGTGCCCTGCTTTGCTGCCTTGGTACCAATCAGCTCTGCCGGAATCATACCAGTGCCCCATGCTCCCATAGGGCCTAGTAGTTCCTTCTGTACTGTGTCACGAGTTGCCTGAGCTGTGGAGCCGATAGCCCAACCCATAGTTGGGCCATCAAACCTCTTACCTTCCCACCAATCAGGGTATAGCAAAAGTATTCAGCTGGAGTCGTTACTTCCAGCCCGAGATTTCTACCTCAGCTGCATGTTACCATGCAGATTAGACCATATCTTCATCCGATTAATCGGAGCTAGGCGTTTCGGATCACTTGATCCTACGTCTTTCGACTGGTCGTTGAACCTTCCCCTGTTCGGGGCTTGGCTGCTGATTGTCCCTGTGGGATGTCCCAGCAATTAGCCTAGTTATTCAATATCTCTTACGAGATAAGGGGGCCTATACGTTAACCCGTGGCATGAAAGGCGCTTTCAAGTGCACCACTAACTGATTTACCTACACGGTTCGCGGCCATGAACAGCCGCTGGTTGTAGTCAGCTCCTGCACGGAAGAACTCCTTGTGCTTAGGACAATTATCAATACTGAANGGAGTGCCGGGCTGGAACCACTTGGCCATACCGCTAAGCTTACTAGCTTCCTCATACTTATCNAGAAGCTTATTAAGCTCGGCCAGGCGGACAATCTCCGCCTCCTTTTCTATATCCTTGTCCCCAAGAAAACCGAAGTCCCCTTCCGTGATTACAACCTTAGGTCCTGTGATGCGCTCTAGCTCATCCTCAGGCAACCAAAAGTCAGTCTTCGGATTCATCCTGTTCCTTTACAGGTTTCATCACCTCATGGGCCGCTACGATGTCAGCGGAGTTAGTCTTTAGTAGACGCTTAACCTTCCTGTCAATCTCACTACGTAGGGTATCCAAGTCGTAGTTAACATTCTCGGAGGTGTTAGTAGTCTCAACCTTATCCGCCCATCCGTACTTGTTCTTCATAGTGAAGACCCATAGAGGCGTATTGAATTGCTTATTACCAAGATTCTTACGAGCCTGGCCTTCCCACCACGCCAAGGCGAGGGTGCGACCAAACTCCACTAGCTTGGAGAATGTGGGATTGTCAGTGAGCATGGTGTTGAACTGACGCATACTAATGTTCATAGCAGCAGCTACTTCCGCGTCAGAGTATCCGTTGCGGTAGTACTCAATCAGTTCTTTAGCCCAGCTATGACTGGACCCCATTGTGTCAGGCATTTTCTTGATCCTCAGTACTTAGACCGAGGAAGCCTCCCTTACTGTCAGGTGCGTGATACAGAGAAACCTCCTCAGCCTTAATAGGCTTGAACAGTGGGTAGCAATCCATACCATCACCGTTCTGCTGTACGCCTACAAGGATAAGTTCCTGTTCCCCTGTCTCGCTATTGAAAGCCTCCATGATCGCTAGCCGATTGGTCAGCACAGTGTGATACACCATCTTGAGCAGTCCCTGTAGGAGACCTAGGTGCTCTGGCGACTTGTCGTTCGTAAACGCTAGAAGCACGGCCTCCTGGCCGTTTGCTTCCTTCTGTTCTGCTGATTCACTCATCAGGTTGTCCTTACTCCTTTACGTAGCCAGCTGGAATAGTCTGGGTACGCATACGTTCCACTAGCTCCTTCGCTCTGGCACCTACCTGCTTGTACCAAAGGGAAAGAGTCATATTACGAGCTGCCTGCTCGTAATTCTTCTGTGAGATGAACTTAAGGGTGTTTGTGAATCCCAGCAGACCCTTAAGTCCCATATTAAACGCCATGTTGATCAAGACGGTCTTGGTAACAAAGCTTGAGTCCTTGTACCACGTCAGAACATTGCTCAGGGCCGTATGTATGCTAAGTATCTCTTGCTCTAGCTTTCGTTCTGCTGTGATACGACTCATGTGTGAGTCAGGGTTAACTCCATGTGTAAACCCATAACCCACCGTCCACGGGGCGCCTAGTTTGGTAGCATCCTCTACCGAGACACCGATCCTAGCCAGAATATCCCTTGCTGGCTCGAAGCCCCACCGCTCCTTGGGGAACTTCTTAAAGAGACCGGAGAGGGGGTCAGGGTATGCGAACTCCCTGAACCCCTCATGCCTGTCCAGATCGCCCGCAACCTGCTTCACCAGTTTAGTCTGTGAGGTAGTTGCGATCATGTAATTCCTTATGCGTTCTCTAGTGCTGATACCCGATCCTCTAGATCGGACAGTACCTGGCTTAGACCATCAACATCACTGATGTCGATAGAACCACCTACGCCAGCAGCTGCTAGCTCTTCCTTTAGCCACTTAGTTAGAGTGGCCTTCTGAGTGGTATCAAAGCCAAATAGTCTATCGTATGCCATGTTTATTTCTCCTGTGGAATGGCCCCTTTCGGGGAATACCCTCTACGTGAGGGCTGTCCAGCTTTGTTGCTATTGGCGAACGGGGTAGGACTCGAACCTACAACCTGCGGTGCTGCTCTGCCAATTGAGCTACCCGAACATGAGGGGGAGAAGCTCGTAACTCCCGTAAGCTGATTTGCTACGCTGGGTCAGCTAACCCTCGATAAGCTTTTTGTGTGGAGCCGGACGGCGGAGTCGAACCACCAACCTGAGTCTTACAAGGACCCTGCTCTACCTGTTGAGCTAGTCCGGCATGTGGAGCAGGACAAGGGACTCGAACCCTTAACCTAAAGATTGGAAATCTATCGCTCTACCAATTGAGCTAGTCCTGCATGTGTCGTCATAGGCTGCCGAAGAATTCGCGGCTCTCTGCAGCTCCTCTGCGTGACATAGGGTGCTGAGGGCGTTAGCCAGATTGTGGACAGCCTGCGCAAAGCGCATGGCGTCAGCACTATCATCTGCTAGCATAGCCTTCTGGGTAATAGCCTGAATTGCTGTCTCTATTGCACTCTTCATTGGGTTCTACCTCCTATGAATTGTTGGCTGGTCCGTGGTGTAGGACTTGAACCCACGACCCCTTGCTCCCAAAGCAAGTGCTCTACCAAGCTGAGCTAACCACGGAGATTTCTTTNNTCTATACTATATAGACTGTTCTCATTCAGGATTTCTTCATTTCCCGAATAAAAGACGCAATAAGTCTTATGAGAGGCTTTGGGACACCCTGCCATTCGGCAGGGCTCTTACGACATTCAGTTAAGATCAACAATAATATTATCAGGAACAGTTACCATCCATGGAAGACTGTCATCAACCCCGACCATCTAGAGTAACATACTAGTTACAGTCTAGTGTCCGCTAACCCTGTTTATACTACCTAATGTCTAAAAGCCTCGGTAGTCCCCCGCCTCTCACTAGGGGTAATGTTGAAATGTCCCGTGTGCTAGCTATACCCACTCTCGATATAGACCTAAGGACTAAAGGCAAGCCCCTCGCATTGAGAGGCTCCCTGCACGCATAAGGACTTTTCTAGCTTGCAGCGACCCTTATGATTCGCCCATCACCCTGGCCGGGGTGCCTGTAGAACAGGAGTAACGTCAGCTGTGACGGCAAAAGAATTTCTTCTTTTACATATATAAAGACCATTCTCGCAAGCTGTTTCTTCGCAATCCCGTTAAGTAACGTTAAGCATAGAGTCATGTACGGCTTGGTCATATCCGTTGTAGATGACGATGGGGGTAGGCTTCTTGCGGGCATACCTCTCCTTAGGAGGGTGGTATTCAATGATTAGATTGTGTACAGTCATGGCTGGTTCAGAGCACTTGAGCTTAAGCCACTTCCTATCGTACTCCTTCCAGATGGGCTGGATACACCTATCCCATTCCTCCTGTGTGATGTGTACAGGTTTGCGGCTGGTATACTTGAGACGTTCAAGGGGCTGGCGTTCCCACCTGCGATTGTTATACTCCTTCNTGGTCTTCGCCTTCTGCTTGTTGTGCTTACGTCCATACTTGAACTTGTAAGCCTTCCTACGCTTCCACTTCCTCTTCAGCCTCTTCAGTTCAGCCCTGCGAGTTTCNTCCGATAGGCGAACGCGGCCTAACGCTTCCAGTGCGATAAAGTCCTCCGCGTGAGCCTCGCGTTTTAATTGCCTCCTCAGACGCTCTGTATGCGCCTGTGCGCTCGACACAGAGGTGTCGCT